CGTACACGTTGTAATTGTTGATTACTTCCGGGATCAGGTTACTTTCGAGTGCCATACGTCAAGCCCTCCCCTTACGAAAGCGCGGTTGCCAGCGCATCCGCGTCAAATTCTACGATTTCCTCGATGTTCTCTGCCGGCACGTACTTCGTGCAATACTTGTGGAAGCGGATCGTGCCGTTCAGCAGGTCGGTCAACGGGTTCTCGTCCGAATCGTACACCAGCTCATACCGCGCGCAGATCCCGCGGGAAACAAAGCTGTTGCCGCGCAGGTTCTCGCTGTCCACCAGCGCCTCGATCAGCCGCTTGTTCATCGGGTTGTCCACCTTCTGGTAGTAGGTCTGGATAAAGGTGTTATCATCCCAGTTAAAGAAGCGCCGCACGTCCACAAAGCGATCCTTCGGGTCGGTGCTGCTGGGATAAATGCAGGTATTGTTGCCCCACAGGCGGAAGCCCAGCATATTCAGCCAGGTTGCCACACCGTAGGAGTTCACGGTGTTCGCCTGCGGCTCGTCCAGCAGTACCTCCGTGCCGTCCTCAAGGCACGCCGCCGTGATGGAGATCGCTTTGTTCGACGGGCTTACGCTCGGAATATCGCCGTTCTGGCTGTCGATGTAGGCCATCTGCGCCGCCGCCATCGCCGAACCGGCGATCATGTAGTCACCCACCTTGGCGTAAAGCCACACAGCGTAGCAATACGCGCTCGTCAGGCCCTGCGCCTGCTTCTGCGTCAGCACGTCCGCGTACTGGGTGCAGCCGTTCGCGCCGCTGTCCACGTCCACCACGGCCAGGCAACGGAACGAGCCGTTCAGGTTCGTGGTCTTGGCTTGCAGTGCCGCGCTCACGAGCGCGTTTTTGCTCCAACCCGGTGCCAGGATCGAGCCGGGCACGAGGTTCAGCTTCGGGAAGATCTGCCGAATTACCTCCGTGCCGGTTTCCTTGCCGTTGCCGTCCACGCCGCCTACGATGTCCTCCGCGGTCACGGCCTCCGGCGCAATGCGCTTGCCGCTCACGGTCAACGCGGTAGCGTCACCGGCTGCGCCGCCTTCCGGCAGCGCGATGGTCACAAAGCCATCGTCGTCAAAAGCCGCCACGTAATCTTCGTCCGCCGTCAGCTCCTTGCCGCCTGCTTTCACCACCAGCTTGTCCAGCAGCACGCCTTCCACTTCCAGCACCGCCACGCCGTCGTTGATCTGGCACTCCGTCTCGTCCACAGCGGCAACGTGCTTGGTCGGGTCAAGCACATTGATCAGGATGATCGGGGCCACATTCACCACCTGGAAGGTGGCATAGATGCTCTGGCACAGCGTGTACTTCGCAAAGTCCGTGCTGTACCCCACGGCGGCCACGGCCTCTGCGTAGCTGTTGCACAGCAGCGGGGTGTTGGTCGCGCTGTACGGGTCGGCCAGCAGGTTCACGGGCGCAGTGCCCAGCACCACCTGCAAGCCCGCCGAAGAGCTTACCGGGGCGATAATGCTGGTTGCCTGCTCAGTAACAGAAACACCATGTTTGTAGGCCATCTTTTAGCCCTCCTTATTCCTTTCGCGCGGCCTCTGCTTCGGCCTGCGCCTTGATCTTGTTAAACAGCACCGCCGCCACGCTGCCCGGTTCTTCCAGTGCCGCGCGCGTCGCCGTAAAGCGCGCCAGCGGCACCAGCAGGCTCTTGGCCGCCTTGTGCTCTTCCAGCCAGTCGGCCAGTGCCTTCGGCACGTCGCCGGTGTACACGGTGTATTGCTGCGCCACGTGGCGCACCGTCGGCCCGCAATACACCACCGCGCCGGCCGTTTTCGCGGCTGCCTTTACAGCGGCTTTTGCAGGCTTTGCCGTGGTGGCGTTATCCGCGGCCTGTTCCGCCGCGGTTTCGGTCGTTTTCGTGTTTGCCATATCAGATCAATGCCTCCACATTCGGGTCGTTCGCGCTCGTCATCGACGGCGTTGTGACCGTTAAAATCACCGCGCCGAAGTAGTACGGCGCGGTGTCGTCCTGCTGGATCGCCCAGTCCATCGGCAGCGTAACGGCAAAGCGTTTGCCAAAAACGTGGAACGCGCAAAAGTGCTGGATGATGTCCTCGATAATGTTGATCACGTCCAGCTTGCCTTGCCGCTGTACGTCGGTGTCGTAGGTGCAAATGGTCAGCATCATTTGCAGCATCTGCGGTTCGTTCCGGTCGTCGATGCTGCCGCCCGTTACCTCTGCCACTACGAACGGCGCCGCGGCTTTCATCGTGTCCACGTCCTCGTCATCGCCCATGTCGATCGGCAGGTCACCTTCGTAAAAGTTCAGCGGCTTTTCTCCGCCCTGCCCGTTAAACGTCTTGCCCTCAAACAAGGCTTCCAGTTCTTCGCGCATCGCCTTTTGCGCCATAAACGGCGTATATCCCGCAGCGCCCATTTACAGCACCTGCCTTCCGGCTTTTTGCAGAATTTTGATCACCTGTGCTTTGAGCTGTGCTTGGAATAGGGCCGCCGCGTCATACGACACGTCCTCCCGCCACAGTGTGCTGTGCATCGCGCTGGCCGACGGGCTGGAATAGGTTTGTATCTTCTCTACTTTGCCGTCTTTGTTCGTCCAGCGAGGTCTACTGGAACGCTCGGTCAATATCACGCCGTTGGCGTTCTTTTTCTTGGAATCCACAAAGTCCATCGTGTCGCGTTGTACCATGGCGACGTGCCCGCTCCGGAACTGCACGAGAAAGCCTTTGCTGTACCGGCTGTTGCCGCTCAACAGCTTCAATTGTTCCCATTTCAGCACCTTACCGGCGTGCTTGTCCGGCGATTTCAAGTAATCCCAACCCATGTGCGGCTCGGTCGGGCTGGTCTTAAAATCTGCCAGATCGCGCACGCTGCTGCTGATGTACAGCACCGCCGCCGGCCGTGTCACCGTGGCGCGCGTGCGTATCTTTAGCTGGTTTAAGTGCCGCAGGCCCGTCGTGTTCAGCGCGTAGCGCACCTTGCCTTGCCGGATCATCATGTTCTTCGCCCGCACCGCCGTAGCGTTCGCCGCGTTTTTCAGCGCCACAGGGGCCTTGCTCTTCAAATCGCCCAGCGCCGCAAGCGCGTTGCTTTCATCTTCCAGCGTTACGGAGTAGCCAACCTGTGCCATAGCTCATTGCCTCATTCTCTTTAGGCTGATTATGTACAGCCCCATTTCGTCGGTGCATCCCACGATGGCATAGTCGATGTTGTCATACACCAGCAGCTTGCCCACCTTGGGGGCCTTGCCGTAATCGGCGATCCGCACCGCGATGCGCTTCACCGATTCGTAAATGCCCGTGTCGTAATTCTGCTTCGACCCGCCCTCCCAGTGCGCGTTGTGCTCCTGCAAAGTCAGCGCGTCCGGGATCACGTCGTACTTCTTCCCGTCGATCGTGTGCTGTTCCATGTACTCGTCCGCGTTAAAAAATACGTCGTCGATGTCGGCCAGAATGCTGTCCCGAAATGTCACTGTGCATCACCTTGCCCGTTGTTTTTCCTCTGCCCGAAAAGGTGTCACTTTGTGACACTTTTCTCGCCGCGCCACGCAGCGCACAGCCTCACAGCTCACCATCTTGCCATCTTCGGCAAATTGCCGCCGGTCGTTTCAGTCTGCGGCCTCCGTTCAGCCTGCCACTGCAAAGTGTCACTTAGTGACACTTTTTTCTCTCGCGCGCCTTTACGCTTCTGCCTCGTCCTCGGTTTCCTCCGCCTTGGCCTTGGTTGCCTTGGTTTTGGCCGTCTTGGTGCTTTCGGCCTTGCCGTTGTCCTCGGCCTTCGCCGTGTGTACGATCTGCGCAACGCCCAATTCGGTCAGGCGCTTTGCCTCGTCGTCCTGTACCTCCGCGGTGTCGCCGGTGCGCAACAGGCGCACCGGCGCGCCCGGCTCTTTCTTCCAGCCGTAGTTACCGCGGATGATCTCGATCGTTTTCATAGCGTTCACCTCGTCAGCCCACAACGTCAGCCGCAAAGATGTACGGGCAGTAGTTGTTCGGCGCGGCCAACGGCCGCGTGCCGAGACGCAGCTTGCGGGTGTCCTTCTCCTGGTTTACCACCAGCTTGGTCACACGCTTTGCCGCATAGGTCGTGGGGTCGGCCTTGCCGTAGTCGATCTGGGTGATCTGGCCGTACATCATGTGGCCGCAGTTCGGCGCCGTCACCATCGCGCCGGTCGCCGGGAAGTGGCGTTCCACCTTGTCCTGCTCGTCCACGTAGGTTTCGTCCACGCTGAACAGGTTCAACTGGAAGCCGCCAAAGTTCAGCACGCCCATGAACACCACGCCGTCGTACTGGGTCAACTGCTGGCGGATCTCGCCGGTGATGATGCCGCTGTTCTTGTCCAGCAGGCGTTGCACCTTCTCGATCTCGAGGATCGCGTCCGCCGCGTCCGTGCCCAGCAGCAGGTCGGTGGAGGGCAGCCCACGGTACGAAAGCAGGCGGCACATCGAGCGCACGTCGCCAAAGAGGTCGCCGTTCGGGCTGTTCCATTTGTTTGCCACGGTGTACAGGTGGTCGCTCGTGCCGTCGTAGAAGCGCACCTGCAACACGTCGCCCTCGGTCTTGTCGTCGATGTACTGCTGCATATCGCAGCCGTTGTTGATCATCGTCTGCGCGCACATCCATTCCTCGCGGCGGGCAATGCGCTGCTCCATCGCGTTCAGGTCGTCGGCCAGCAGGCGCGCCGCGCGCTGGGCCTGATCCATGCCCGGATAGAGCGCTTCGCCAAAGCCGCGCTTGGTCAGGTCGTCCAGCGTCAGCATACGGCTCGGTGCGATGTAGGCGGGCTGATACTCGTGGATCTGGTAGCCCAGACGATCCATCGGGATGTCACCGGCGCGCGGCACCACAAATGCCGCCATCTTGCGGTCGCCCTTGCGGTACTCGGTCAGCACCTTGTCAGACTTGAAAATATCCCCCGCGCCCGTGGGGAAGTAGCGGTCGTGGAAGAAGCTGGCCTTGGGCACCGTCTCTTCCAGAATCGCCATCAGGATGTAGTTATCAAAGAAATTGAGAACTGCCATTGCTGCTCCCTCCCTGTTAAATTTCGCTCGCGGCTTTCAGCAGGATGCCACGCACGCGCAGCGCGTCCTTGTCCGCTTCCGTGATCGCGTATTCGTCCGCGACGGTCAGCTTGTCCGGGTTAAACCGGCCCGCCAGATACACCACGACCGGCGCGCTGGATTTGGCGGTCACGGTCACGTCGTCGGCCAGAATGCTATCCGCCGTCAGCGTGTCGCCCGCTTCGGCTTTCGTGCCCAGCAGGTACAGTGCGCCCGTCTTTTCCGACTTCGCCAGCACCGTGCCGCGCTTAAAAACCGTGTCCTCGTCCAAACCGGCCAGCACACCGGGGCCGGTGATCACTGCGGGGCTGGTGTCCGTGATCAGCCCGTCGTACTCCATCTCGCCGATTTTCTGATCCAAACGCTGTGCCATAAATTAGTCCTCCTTCTTCTTGCCCATGATCTCGGCCACCGCTGCGCGTGCGCGCGTCATGCGTTCCTCGCCGCTCAGGTTGGCGTCATCCTTCACGTGCTGGTCCGCCGGGGGCGTATTGCCCACCTTGTTCGCGCCGCTGTCCGCGGCATCGGCGGCCAGATCGTTGGCAAACTTCCGGCCATGCTTCTGCGCGTCCACCGCGGCCCGGTACGAAAGCTCCTGCGCATTGCAGGCGTTCTCGCCGTACTTGGCGGCCTGCACCAGTTCCTTCGGGAACAGCGGCGCGATCTCGTCAATGGCGCGAATGCGCTCCTGCTCCTGCTGGATCGCCTGCTGGGCTGCCTGCGTCCGGGTCTCCTGCTCCAAGCTGTTCACCAGCTCAGGGTATCCGGCGCGCAGATCGTCCACGGTTTCGATCGTCGTCTGTTCGGTGTTCTCAGCCATATTGGTATCCTCCCCGTGTTGTTCCGGCATCGCCGGATTTTTATTTTCAAAATCGCCCTGCTCTGCAAGGCGGTTTCTCAGCGATTCGGGCGCTTCATCAACCGGCATTCCTGTGTAGACCGAGTTAACGAACAAATAGCCGTTCCGGTTCTCCATCACGGTTTTCTTGCCCGTCTCGATCAGTCCATCCGCGAAACCGTTTTCCACGGCCTGCTTGCCCGTCCACCAGGTCGTTGCCTCTACCAGCGCGGCCACATCTTCCACCGGCTTGCCGGTCTTGCGCGCGTAGAGGCCCACGATATTTTCTTTGATGGTTTTTACCGCGTTCAGCAGTCGGCCAAGGTCCACCTCGTCCAGATAGTCGCACACGCCCACCTCCGGCAGATGGATCATCACCTCGCTGTCCTCGGCGCACTGGAACTTGTCGCAGTGGTATGCGATGGTCATAGCCGCGCTGCCGCACATTCCCTCGTTCTTCGCGATGGTGTGCGCCGGGTGCTGCTCCAACATATTGCCGATCGCCTGTGCGGCAAAAATGTCGCCGCCGCCGCTGTTGATGTGCACGACGATCGTATTCACGTTCCCGCACTTGTCCAGATCCTCTTTGAACAAATTCGGGGTCACTTCGTCGCCCCACCACGTGCTTTGCGAGATCTCGCCGTAGAGGGTCAGCTCTGCCGTACTGTTGTTCGCCTGATTCTGGAAGTTCCAAAACCGCTTATTCGCTTCGTTTCTCTGCCGGCTGCTCGCTTTGCCCATTTGGTTCACTGCCCGTATCGTTCGCAATTTTGTCCACCTCCCGTTTCAATTTTGCTTCACGCATCCGCTGGCGCATATTCATCATGTAGCTGCCGCCGGTCATGGTCGCCGTCTCGTCCTCCGCGGTCGAAAAACCGCTGTTTACGCGCATCTGCGCGGCCTCGGCCTCGTCCTTCGGGTTAAGGTTCGTTCTGGCCGGGCCATTCCACTTGCACGCCATATAGGCTTTTGCAATGGCCGGGTCGGTAAAGAAGCCCGGCGCGTTGATCCGTCCATTTGCCACGGCCTCTCGAAACCATGTTTCGTAGATCGGTCTGCAAAAGGCGTCTGCAAACCATTCCCTGTCCTTATCGCACGAACGCCAAAACTCGTTTAATGCGCCTCTGGCCGCGCTGTAACTCGTGCTGAACTGCTTAAAAAGCACCTCGCTGGGCAGTTGCAGCGCCGCGCTTATTTGCTTAACGATCGCGTCAAAGAAGTTTGCAAAGCTCGTGTTCGGGTGGGTCGGGTCGGCAAAATTGGCTTTCTCGCCGGGGGCCATATCCACGATCGCGCCGGGGGCCAGCTCAATGCTGTTTTGCGGCAGGCCGTCCACCTGGTCGTCCGGGTTCGGCACCTCGCCAAACGGCTTGCCGTCAGCCTCCACTTCCTTTTCGATGAACACCGCGAAGATCGCGCCGATCACCGCCGCGTCCAGTTCCGCGTCCGTGTAGCGGCCCAGCTTTTTCAAACTTTCCAGCACCGGCGCCAGCGTCGGCACACCGCGCACCTGCCCCGCGCGCTCGCGCTGCATCCCGTGCAGCACGTTCCGCCGGCCGGTGCGTGCGCCGTATGCCTCCACGCGCTGCCAGGTCTTGTCGGCGTAATACGTGGCTGCAAGCGGGTGCTGGTTGCAGATCCAGTACGCCACCACCGCGCCGCTTTCGTCCGTCTCCACGCCTTGCACGATTCGCGCAACATGGTGCCCCTGCACCTCGCCCGGAGAAAGTCGGTCATACCCGCCGGGGCTGCACAGGCGGTCGGCCTCGATCACGCGCACGCGCAGATCGTATGGCTGCCCCTCGATGTGCTGCGTCACCAGCAGCGCCACGAAGTCGCCGTTCATCAGGTAGCCCATGTAGGCCAACTTCTGCAATTCGTAGAAGTTGCCCATGTGGTCGGCATCGCACGTGTAGTCGTCCGCCCACAGGCTAAACTCGCGCACGATCTGTGCGCGCAGGTCGTCGGCCTGCTCGTCCGTAATGCCCAGATAGTCGGCATCCACCTGCGGGGTGGGCATCAGCCCATCGCAGATCGTGTTCGTGTTCAGGGTTTTCAGCGCGCCGTTCGCGATCGGGATACCCATGTAAGCATCACGGCTCCGCTGGCGCAGTACGTCCAAATTGTCCTCGATGTCCTCTTTGGCACTGCCGCCTCGGAACATCCACCCGCGCATAGATTTTTTATCGACGTTCGCGCCGTAGTTCCCGTAGCCGGAGTTCTTTACCGTCGTCTGCCGTTCCAGTGTGTCCAGCGCCATGCGCGCCGCGGCTCGCCGCACGGCCCGTTCCGGGGCAACGGCGGCAACAGCTTTATCAAAAAAATTCATGCTGCCGCCCTCCCTTCGTGGCCTGCGCTGTGTGTGCTGGTAAGGGCATTTATGTCCCTACCGGCCGCAACGCAAAAAGGTGTCACAAAGTGACACCTTTTCGATTCTCCGTTTTCGCGTCCGTCACCGGCTGCGGTCTTGTTCCAAAACCTCATGCCGCTGCCCTCCTTCACAGGTCACGCGGCACCGCCTGATAGATGCGGTTTCGCCCGCTGGCCCTGGCCGCCACTTTCGCTTCTTCCACCTTGCCGGCCCAGTAGTCGATGTTCTCCCGTATCTCTGCCGCGTCGGCGCGCGTCAGCTTGCGCGAGCCGATCTGGTAGCTCTGCCCGGTGCTCACCTTCA